TCTCGTTTGACTCTTTGATTTTTTTATCAATCTCCTGTCCAAACTTTTCTAATGCTTCTTTTAACTCATTTGCTTCCATAATTTATAGTTTTAAATTGTTAGACAATATTTTAAACATCTCATCAGCAGTCAGCTTTTCCATCGGCTTATAATCAGACTGAGTGACATCTTTTGTCGGCTCAGCTTCTATAAGTGAAAGCAGCATCTGCTGAAGTTGTTTCAACTCTATCTCTAATAACTGTATAGTTTCATCCGTGTAATTTCCTTTTAATGCCTTCTGAATGCTTGTTATCTTCCTGCTTATAAAATCAATCCTTTCGTTATTATTAAGAAGACTGCCCTTAACACTTGTTACGAGTGCAAGTTCATTTGCTCCCCATGTGACCGTTGAGCCCTCCCAGAGTTGCAACTCCAGAAGTTTCCTTACCTGCTTGCCCTTCTCTATTTCCGCCATCTCGGATTTAATGACCCTGTAGCCAATCGAGTGTTCACCTAAGACTCCGTCTTCGTATAATTTCAATACATCCCTGCCATAGGTAGTCTGTGAAATCTTTGTCTCGAAGTACAAGCCCTTTTCATCTTCAATTAAGACATGCGGCTTACCGAGGACAACGTTGGGATCATGCTGAAACAGGTGAAATATTCTATTCTTCTGGCTTCCCGGTCCATTCTCCTGAAGGCTTTTGCGGAATGCCCCCGGCATAACTATCTCGTTATCCGCATCCACATTGCCAAACACACTGAAGTAGCCCGTAACAATTCCTCTCTTTACATCAACATCTTTAACTGTCGAATTGAATGTGTCTTTTGTTAAATAAAAACTACTCATTTTATCTTTTTTTGCTTCTTCAAATGAAATATATTCTATATCATGATCCTTCAGCCATTTCTTTGCCTGTGCGGCTGTGAACTTGCTTGCATCAAATCTGTAAGCCTGCACGACCATACTGCCATCACCTCCTTTTAATTTTCCGATGATTATATCGATACCATCCTCTATATTCTTCCTGCGAAAACTCTCCGGGATGAAATCCTCAGGATCTCTAACCCTCGCGCTGTGTTCATTAGGATAAGGCTTTGTTTCCATCTCTATTCAATTTTTTTAGGCTTAAAACTTATACTGCATCTGCAATTACAACAATTTTCAGGACCGCCTGCCGGATCGCCGGGCCGATCCATCAATATACCTCCAACGTCAAACTTGTCATCAAGGTCAACTGCTTTATTATGTAATGCTAAATGGTCAGGTCTGTAATCACCAAAAGGAGTTGCAATCCAGATTTTCTGCATCGGCATATCCAACGACCTTGCTCCCATAACACTTCCCATACTTGCAGCCATCAACGTCTCTGTCCTTGCAATCCTTAAGGCTCTGTATTTATTCATCGGTATCATCACACTCTCTAACTCTTTTCTAATCGATTCACTGATTACTTCCGCTCCCCAGCCCTCTCTCATTCCTTTATCTATAACTCCTTTAATCAATCTTACCGCCTGCTTGCGTTGCGACATCGCAATTGATGTAATCCTTTCGGCTCCTTCACGTGCCACGTAACTTTTTATGTAACTGGTCCAATAATCAATTAACTCCTCCTCATCATCACCAAACAATACAGCATTTGAAGGCAAGTTAACTTTTATGGACTTCTTCTTACCATCCTTGAACTCATCGTAAACTTCCTTTGCAAAATCAATCCCCATCTCTATATTTAATTTCTCAATTATTCCCTTTATCGCATCCTGCCTAATCTTCAATGTCTCTTCTCTCAGGCTTCCATCCATCCATCTTCTTACGCTTTCCGGGCTCACCTGTTTTATTACTTCCCTTGTTTGCTTATTAAGTTCCTGCAGAAATAAACGTGCATACTTCTTCTCATAACTTGTTCTTTTCCGGTCAAACTTCTTCCACTTATAATCAGCTCTTTCCATTGCCACGCCAGAATTCGTAATCATTAACGTTTAATTTCTGCAATGTCTTCTCTACAGCCTCATCGCTTATGTCTTCCTCGCCCGCCGCCATGTCCATAGGTATCAATGATGCCGGAACCCAAATCTTATCCATCATCTCATTATCCGACAGCTCCCATCCCATAGCCTCCAGTTTTTGATTAGGCGTAAGCCACCACGCCGTCGCAAGCTGATTGACAAGCAGATCCAACGACTCCTGCAACTCAGCTATCCCTGTCAGATCGTAATCAACAACAACAGACTTATCATAATTCATAGCCAGCCACCTGTTAAACTCATCACGCATCGACGCAAGTAGCGGTATAACTGCATTTGTATACAGTGCCCTTCCCGCCTCTCGTGTGTTGCTATAAGTCTTATTCGCTGAATCATTAAACAATTCACTTGGCAAATGATACACATTACATAACGTCCGCAAATCCATTTTATCACTTTCAATAATCCCTAAATCAACCGGAGACAACCCCATCTGCTGCCACTTTATCTTTGCCGACGTTGCCACCCATCTGTTTCTACTGCTCGCACTTGACTTCTGCCTCAACTTCTCCTCGATCGCCTCCGCCTGCTCCTGCGTTAGCGGTGCTTCATCAGTCTCTGAACTTATAATTCCCAATATTCCATTGTTTTGCAAACTATTAGTCGACATATCATAAGCTGCATTACTGCGTGCAATGACACGAGCAGCTGCCTCAAGAGGTGATTGTCCATACAAATTTGTGACTTTATCAGGATTAGTATACCTCAAATGTATCACCTCCGATGGCAAGAGCCTGCGTGTCACACCTGAATTGTTAGCAACTTTATATCCTGCAATCGGATTGTCTACATTCCCAGTCTCTATCTCAACCATTGTAGGCGATATGCTCCACATCTCCTTGAGCTCTCTTCCAGCCGTGATCATATGTATGTAACTATTACCTGTAATCAATTTGTAAGTTAATACCTGCTCACAGAACTCGCTCCACCCTTGCAAAACATTCGGATACTTAAAGATCTTCTCCAATGGGTGCCCTTCAATATATTCCAATGCTGCTTTACGATATAACACATAATCCTTTCTTCCAGAATCTAACGACATTAACTTGTAATTCCGGAAAGCTTTGTCATTTTTAATTCTATAAACAAACCAAGGGATTGCAGCTGCCTTTTGCGCAATAAAAGAAACAATTGAATAAACAAGCGGATTAGACTTATAACTTGTCTCTATAAGATTTCTTGCCTTCAACAATGTTAACCAATCCTGATTAAACACAGAACCCCTAAACAATTCAAACTCAACCTCTCTGCCTGAAGTCTTATTTTCTTGCTTTCGTGCAAAGAAAAATTCTTTTATTTTTTCCACTAAACTCATTTCACGAAGAAATCATTTTTATTATTCTTTATCATCAACTCCGTTAGAGCCCACACCAATGCGTCTATTCGCCCCGGTGAGACACTTTTATTATCTGTCGTCCAGCCCGTCATCTCATCTTCAAGGCCTGTGAAAATTTTAATGTGATGCACCTTACCCTGCTCGTATAGTGCAACGACCGGCTCAGCTCTTAATACCTTGCCTCGTGTAGCAATGACCTTTTTAACAGTAACAGTTTTATCAATATTTCTGATTATCGATTCAACCATGTCCCAGCCCTGATTCACTTCAGCCACAATTCTATCTGCTTTGTATTTGTGATATAGCGCAACGGCTTTTAATCCCCATTCATTCGGAGACATCACCCCTGAAGCATCTTCCATGATATAAGCATGATCCCTTACATCAATGCCTGCAACAATTATACCGGCCTCATCACTTCCTGCCTTGCCGCTTCCGGAAGGATCAACACCGATAACTATTCTTTTAAGATTTTCAGGTAAAGACTCCCTGTTGTTATCAATCAACTCCCAGTTCCACAGGGCCCCCTCAGGCTGAGAAAATTCTGCTTCATATAACATCTTATACACTCGTCCCGGCAGCTCGTTACGTGCCTTCTCAATTTCATCAGCTGAAAGTATCCCTTCCATGACTGCATCCTTTGCTGTGATTCTGAAATAATCAAACTCCGGCTCTCTGTCTTCTTCAGCTCTGCGTGCCAGCTTCCAAGCCCAATTCTTTCCGACCACGTTCCCGATAAACTTCCCTGTTCCTTTCGTGTAACTGATAGTTGTCCTTAATGCGAACCACGCCTCTTCCCTTGCCCTGGAGAATTCATCAAACACAAAAGCATATACGTTCTCCCCATACAAGCCGTCCGGATGCTCGGCCGATTTGAATCTAATAACTGATCCTTTGGGAGTGATTATTGAAAGTTTGGAGATGTTAATCGTGTAAAGCCCTGTGTGAGCAATCGCATCACGGAGCCGATTGAAAGCAATCTCGGCCTGTGAATAAATTGGAGCCACCCACCAATATTCATGGCCCACCTCTCCTTCGTGTGCCTTTTTAAAAAGCCAGTATATATGGCTGAATGTTTTTCCGGATTTGGTCGCTGCTTCAGTTATTGTGAAACGTTTAGGGGATTCCAGAATCTTTTTCTGGTAACTGGTAAGATTGGGCTCTTTTATTATCAATCTTCGCAATGCCGGCAACGTTTCTATATCAATCATTAAGTCATTTTTTAAATTCGATTATGATATCTTTGGCACCTGTTATTTCAGTCTCCATCTTCTGCGGCAAAACAAACGGCAATAATCTGCATATAATCTCAGCCCTTCTCTCCGGCTTCAGGCTTGCAAGCAATTCCGGAAGCTTCTCAATTTCTTTTTCAAGAATACTTTTTAGCACCTCCCGCATCTCCCTAGTCAACTTGTTCGGTGTTCCAGCTTTACGTCCTCCAGTTTTGCGTCCCTTTGCCATCTACTTCTATCTTTTTTAGACATAAAGTATTAGCAAAATTATACAAAATATGTTATTCATATCACTAAAAATATGACACAAGTTTTTAACATTCTTTGTACTGAATTTATTTTCATATAATTACAGCATACTATCTGTAAAAATCATAATACAAAAAAAAGTCCTTATCCTCATCCTCCATCCTTGAGAAATTTATTTTCATATCAATCAATTTACTGTATCTTTCAGCCTTTAGCCTCATAACAGGATAAATGGTAATTTCATTGCTTATGATCTTTATTGCATACAAAACGGAGCTATGATCGTAATTAACAAAACTACCAATTTCTCTTAGAGATAAACTTGTATATTTTTTGGCGAAATAACAAAACATTTGCCTTACACGTACAAGCTCGTTAGATCTTTTTTTGCCATATTTTCCAGGATGCCCTTTGACATCTTTAATGTCGACCTGTTCATTATCG